CGCCCCGGGCGAAGTGATCGGCGCGGCCGGCGTCCATCAATCCTCGGCTCGGTGACGCTTCGGCGGGCCGTGCGTATGCGTCTCGCCGCCGAATTCGTTGTTGGCGTGCCAGCGGGCATGAGCGGCGGCGTGATCATCCATCTCATCAGCGTCCTCTTCCCAGAGGTCGTGGTCTTCAACGAGGTGCGTCTTCAGCTCCTTCAGGTTCTTGGGGCCGCGGTCGGACCAGCCCTTGCCCTGGATGGTGTGCTCGCCGATGCCGTAGTGCCCCTGCATGTGGAGGTCGTTCTGGTAGCTCTGCTTGGCGATGCGCTCCTTGCCTTCTCGCACCGTCTGCTTGTACTGCTCGCCGGCTTCAGCGATGCGCTCCAGGGCTCCTCGAACCGGCGGCAGGTAGACGGCCTTGTGCTCATGGATGCGCCGGCCGCAGCCGGGCTCCATGCATGTCTCGCTCGTCTCCCGATCCGGTTCGTGGTAGAGGTAGTGCGACGGCTGGCTGTAGAAGGGGTGGTCCGTCACCTTGTCGGACAGGTCGAGATCCACCGGCTCGGGCTCGAAATTCCCGTAGGCACCGCCGTGAAATTCAGAGCTGCGCCCCATCAATTCTGCCTCGTTTTATTCCAGGGGTCCGGGTCTTCAGCGTGGAGCTGCTTGGCGGCGTTGTAGCCGAATTCCTTCATCACCTCTCGCCGGTCAGGCTTGTTGAAATCCTTGGGGTACTCCCCGCCCGTCTGCATGTTCAGACGGCTGTCGGCAACACTCGGGTGCTCCCCAAGAGCTTCACCCAATGCCTGCACAGCGCTGTGGCCCTCGGGGACCTGCTCCAGCTTGGAGTAGTGGCCGGTGCTGCCGTCGTCGTTCCGGTAGCTCTGCATGGTGACGCGCAGCTCGTCGTGGGGGGTGGTCTTCATGGCCCCGCCGCCGTTGGGAATTCTGAATTGGACGTGATGCAGTGCTCGCTCGTTGTAGGGCTTCTCTTCCCAGGGCGTGAACTCGACCCGGTGCTCCCGGTGGATCGGGTACTGCTCGTTCCATTCGTTGTTCAGCCGGCGGATGCGCCCGTAGTGCGTCTCGCCCTCGATCTCCCCCGCCCGGATCGCCTCGTCGCGGGCCAGCGCTTCGTGGGCCGCCAGGTGCGTCGTCTCGCCTTCCCTGTCCTTCAGGACATCGGAGAGCTTCGGCATTTCCCGCACGGCCGGGTGCTGGCGGTAAATGCGCTCCCGCTTCCAGTAGCGCTCTGGGTTCTTCGGCTTCTCGTCAGCCATACCGCCGCCTCCGCTCCTCGTAGAACGGCGCCGTGCTCACCTCGACGGTGGGCATGGTCATCTCCTTGGTCAGCACGCAGGCCAGGGCCAGGCTATCCGGGTAGTCGTCGTGGGCCTCGGCTTCGTCCGGGGCGCGGGCCAGCAGGTGCGGCCCCTCGTAGTGCTTCTCCAGGTCGAGCATCTGCTGCATGAAGCGCTGATGCACCTTGGTCCGCTTGGCCTTGCCCGAGCCCGGCCACACCACCATGCGCCGCTGCACCAGCTCCATGAGGTGCTTCCAGCGCTCCGACTGGTCGGGCCGGTTCGATCGCAGGGCGTGGACTTCCGCCCGGGGGATGAGGCGCTTCAGCCGCTCTGCCACGGCGTCGCCCACGCCCTGCGAATCAACGCCAATTCCGAGGATGTCGTAGTACTGGAGGAAATCGCAGATGCGGTAGTACTGGCTCTCCCAGTCGTCGCCGTGCAGCTCCATCCAATTCAGAATTCGGTGGTCGTAGTAGCCGAATTCATCGGGCCGGTCCCAGTCCACCCAGACGACGGTGACCACTGTCGAGTCGATTTTCCGAGCCGGGTCGATACCGACAAGCACCGGGGATTTGAACCAGCTCTTCACCAAATCCATCTTGGGGTCGGACAGTTCCTCCATGATCGACTGGGTGACGAACATGCCTCGTTCGAGCAGCCACTCCAGGGCGTAGCTCAGGCGGAATTCGTCGCTGTCCTCGCCCAGCCGGCGCATCTCGTTCTGGACGTACTTCCGGTAGTTGGGGTTGTACCGGGCGCAGGCTTTCCAGTCGTACTCGAAGTGGTTCTGCCGGGCGCCTCGCTTGGTTTGCCGGCGCTTGTTGAGCTGGATGGCCTTGTAGAAGTCGCCCTTCTTCACGTCGGGCGTCCCGAGCTTCACCATCGAGGCGTTGTAGTAGGCGCCCATCGGGTGGATGGACTTCCGCACGACGTGCTCGTCGGCGTGCTGGGCCTCGTCCACGATCATCAGGTGGTAGGACTTCGACTCGATCTTGGCCCGGGGGTGGGCGGTCTGCATGCGGCAGAACGAGCCCGACTTCTTGAGCTTGACCAGCTTGCCCCGGCCGTCCGGTAAATCGTCCAGCTCGGGGTCGAGCAGGATGTCCAGGGCGTGCTCGGACGTGAGCCGGCTCACCGTGCGGGAGAAGATGGTGTCGGCCTGCTCGTCGGTGGGAGCGAAGATGCCGACCCAGAAGCCCCGCTGGAATTTGGCCCAACGGTGCTTGCCGATCTCGGGGTCCACCAGCTCGGGGTAGCGCTCCAGCGGGAACATCGAGACGAGCTTCGGCAGGATCACCATGAGCACGGCCACCACGTCGGCCACTGTCTCGGACTTGCCGGACTGCCGCGACATGAGGATGGTGATTTCTTCTCCGTCGTTGATGAGCACCGACTCGATCATCCGGCGGGCCGGCGTGATCTGGTAGGGGTGCAGCTCATGGCCCATTAGGGCGTGCATGAGCGTCACGATTTTGTCTACGACATCGTCAATAAATGCCTGCGAGCGCGCATCGAGCTGTTCCGGTTCCGGCTCGAATTCATCCAGCTCGTCCTGCTCCACAGTGCTCATCAGGGGCCAGGGTAGCCTTGGCCTACCGGCGCACAAAGGAGCACGCCTTGGCCGACAATTTGGAGATCCCGTTCGTCAGAGCCCGTTGGTTCACAAACACGAACGGCCGGAAAATCGATTTGATCGTCATCCACGACATGGAATATCCCGAGAGGATGGACGCCGCTGAACAGGTGGCCCGGTTCTTCGCCACCACTTCCACGCAGGCCAGCGCCCATTACTGCATCGACGCCGACTCGATCGTCCAGTGCGTCAAGGACAACGACGTGGCCTGGCATGCGCCGGGGGCCAACTCCAACGGCATCGGCCTGGAGCACGCCGGCTACGCCAAGCAGCGCCCCGAGGACTGGGGCGACGCCTACAGCACCGCAGAGCTGGAGCTGTCGGCTCGCCTGTCCCGCCAGCTCTGCGACCAGTACCAGATCCCGATGGAGTACGTCGATGCCGCCGGCCTGGTGGCCCGCAAGCGGGGCATCACCACGCACAAGGCCGTGAGCGACGCCTTCAAGAAGGGCAGCCACTGGGACCCCGGGCCGGGGTTCCCGATGGCCCACTACATCGAGATGGTTCGCGGGCCGGCGGCCCCGGTACAGGAGGTCAAGCTGGTGGTCAACTCACCCGTCGTCACGATCCTCTCGCACCCGAGCTGGAACGGCGGCTACATCCAGGTCGGCGCTGACGGCGGCACGTTCTCCTGGGGCGCTCCGAACTTCGGCAGCCTGGGCAACGTCAAGCTGAACAGTCCCATCGTGGACGGCGATGTGACTCCGAGCGGCCAGGGCTACACGCTGCTCGGCGCCGACGGCGGGGTGTTCGACTTCGGGGACGCCGCCGAAGCCTTCGAGGGCAGCATGGGCGGGCAGGCCCTCAACATGCCCTGTGTGGCTCTCAAATTCACGGCCACCGGCAAGGGCTACTGGATCACCGCCAAGGACGGCGGGGTCTTCACCTTCGGTGACGCCGAGCACAAGGGAAACGTTGAATACCGGGGATGATCCTGGCGGCCAGCACTTCGTTCGATCCGACCGCCACACTGGTCGGCGGGGCGGGTGTCGCTGGCGTCTGGGTCCTCACCTTCCTCGTCGGGCAGATCTATTCCTCTAAAACAGTCGATCACGAACGGGCCGTGGCGGCAGCAGAACTCGCCAGAGCTACAGCACTCGCTGACGCCCAGAGATTGCGGGACGAGCAGGAGCTTGCTCGGACCCGAGCACTGGTGGACACCCTGCTGGCCGTCTATCACAACGAGATCCTTCCGGTATTGGGCGACTACGAGAAGAAGCTCGCTCCTGCCTTGGCCCACGTCGAAGACGTGCTGAAGAAGATGGAGTGGATCATTGAACAGTATGAGCGAAGGGGGCGGCGTGCGTTTGCGGAAGAGGAAGCTCCCTACGACGCCTACGGAGGAGCACGCGGTCCCGGCCCCTTCCGTCGATCTGACGATGACGTACGGAATCGAGGTGGCATCGGTCAAGGCGCAAGCTCAAAGCGTGACCCGTCGCCTCAAGGCGGCGCTGAATGACATCTACGGTGAAGTCGAAGAGCTGGAGGAGATCGTGGATCACTTACCCGTCGAGGGGGTGGGCGACGATGACGTACCAAGGCCCAGAGCGGAGGACGACGCCGAGCCTCCAGGCTGAACTGATAGCGGTGGCGCTAGGTCTGGAGAAGATGGCGAACGCCGTCGAGACGAACATGTCCGAAGCACGACTCCAAGCCATCGTCGCCGTCGAGCAGCGGCGGGACCAGCGCAAGATCATGATCAGCCTCGTATCGGCCGCCGTCATCATCGTGGTGGTGAGCACGATCGGCGTATTTCAAAGCCGGGCCAACCACGCCCAGGGTCAGCGTCAGATTCGAATCGGCCAGGACGCCGCCGTAGTAGCCGACTACGTCCGCTCCTGCCTGGAGACGCCGACC